ACCGGGTAGTCAATGCTCGACACCATGCGATCCAGTAAGTCGTAACGGTTCAGCACCGGCACAATCAGGTTCTCAATAATTGGTCTGGCCTCCAAGTCCCCTTATATTTCACAACATACTCATTCTCAAGGATAAGGTTGTCGCGCCCATTATGGAAACGCACCTCGGCAGCGTTCTCATCAGTCAGGTCAGGAAACAACACTGTCGGTTCCCCCGCACACGCCACATAAGCCTCATGCCATGAACGTTCAGCGTGCACAGCCTCCAACTTGGTTGTGATAGTTGGAATGCCAATCTTTTCGATTACAGTGCGCTCATAAACTCCGGCGAAGCAACCGAAGAAACAAGGGTCTGACGTTAGCGCCACTGAGCCCTCCGTGTTCTCTAACAGTGTGAAAAAGGCGGGAGTTTTCACCACCCAAGAATCCTGCAGAAACAGGAATCGTTGCGCCGTAGTGTTCTCCATCACCCAATGAATCTTGCCCAACTCGAAACCCCAGTTGGAAACCACAACGTGTTCCCTGCCAATAGACCCCGAGGATGCCGCCAACCACTCTGAACGGTCAGGGCTGGTGCCGATAACGATTAGCACTACGCTCCTTCAGGTTTGTGGTGGAAATCCCGGCAGTGTACGGAATATAAATCAAAGAAATGTCACGCTCGTCAAGCCAATCCTGGTCGAACCCCATCTGCGCGTGATAATCCCTGCGAGCCCAATCCGTACCAATCGCAATAATGTCGGGTCGCACCGACTCAATCGCCGGCCTAGAATCCGCGCCCGCATAGTTAGGAATCACCTCGTCAACCCACACACACGCCTCCAACACTGCTAGGCGCTCCGAAAACGAGCACACCGGAGGTTTGCCCTTATAGCCAAAAATAAACTCGTCAGTGTTCAAAGCCACCACAACCTCACCAAGCTGCGCGCACTTACTCAAAAAGTTCACATGACCAGAATGAAACAAATCGAAAGTTCCACCCGTATAGATTTTCAATTCTGTTGCCAAAAGTTCCCCCAAGTCGCTAAACCCTCCCGCATAACCTTCACCGAAGGATTACCCAAACCAATCCAACCCTCCGCCTGAAACCTGTTCTCATTCCTCACCGGGTCAAGCTTCCGAAGATAAGAGGATTGCGCCCACCAAAAATTGCCGGCAAAAAACAAACCATGATCTGAATGCTCCGGCTCCGAGGACTTCAACCAGTAAGAACCAACAGCCTCAACCGTTCCCAAAGCCTCCACACATTCCCGCCAACGAGTCACAGTGTCATGAATCATAGACACCCGCCACCGGGATGAAAGCTCGCTCCGCGACATCGCACCCTTCGTATGAGCGTAAAGAATCGCACCATCATCCGACTCCGCAAACTCCTGCACCTTATTCAGTGTGACCTGTTCCCAACCCGTATCACTCTCGCAAACCACCACACCAGGCAAATGATTCTTCACCTGCTCACGGTTCGACTCACAACCCACAATTCCCAACCGCACACTATCCAAATTGTCGGTCAATTTAGATGCTTCCAACGCGGCGAAATGGTCACGGGCTGGCACACGCCAATCCCCATCGGCGTAGACATGATAGAAGTGTGTCAACCTCACCCGAAATACCCCTTCAGGAACGGCAACCAATAGTCAGACCACACCTTCTCCTCATCAAAGTCGAGTGCAAACTTCCGTGACACGGCAGAGAACCCGCGTTCCTTATCCGCCAACTCCAACGCCGACACCACCGAAGCAAGCAACGGCACCTGAAAGAAAGCCTTCTGCGGTTCATCCCAGAACGGTTGCCCCTCAACCAACCAACCATCCTCTGCGATTAGGTCGGGCGAGGCAGCCCACCCGGAACCGATAACCCGAGTGCCACAAGCCTGAGCCTCCACAGTAGGAACCCCAAACCCTTCACCGTAAGACGGGGCCAACAGAACATCCGCTGCCGAATACAACGCGGCAAGTTCCGCCTGAGAATACCCAATCCGATACTGCTCCCGGTTAGCGAACGTAATCTTGTCAGCCGGAATCCCCGACACTCGAGCAAGCAACGCCAAATCAAACCCGCCCACATTAGGGGCCGGGTCAGCGTGAACATACAAGTGCGAATCAGGGTGCGATTGTAGGTGCGCTGAGAACGCCATAAAGTTCACATCGTAAGCCTTCCGATGCAGAATCCCGTTCGCCTTATTCGCGGCAACCATCATCACCAGGAACGTGTCATCACTCACACCCAACAGTTCGCGAGTCGGAGTCATCCCCTCCGGCCCCAACATCTTCGGAGTCTTAGCAAACACCTTCGTGTTCACAGCGTGAGGAATATACACAGACTCAATGCCCGCGTTCTCCAACTGTCGTTTCCCATGCGGGGCCATCGCCACCGGCGTCACATTCTCGCGCCGAAGAAACGCCCCCACACCAGGAGGCAACGTCACATGATCTAGTGGCACCCAAGAAATAACCGGCACCTCATCCTTCCAACCGTTGTAAACCCACACGTCATACAACGTCATGATCGCGTGCTTCAAATCGGGTGCGGCCTGCCGGTGATGTTCATGCCACGGAGTCAACACATCCTGCGAATAAGGTGCAACACCTCGAGGGTAAACCGGCACACTCCCAAAGTCTGTGCGATGCTCCCCAATGGAACCCTCAAGGCCATAGTTCGACAGCACACCAACGTTCATGCTGTGGCGTTTCATGTAACGCACAAGGAACTCGGCCTGCACACCGTAGCCTGTTGGGGCACCGGGACTATTGCTTGCTAGGGAAACGAGGCCGGAAATCTTTTCGTAGGTCATTCGAACATAATAGCGAAAACCCCCGCCGTGAAACCTACAACACGGCGGGGGCCTTCGGCCTTACGGAACTAACCGACTAAGCGGAGAGTGCCAGGTACTTGATGTGCTCAGCACCGTTCGCAACACCAGCGCCAAGACGGTACACGAAGCGGTAGCCCGTGACATCGTTAGCGAAGTATGCATCCTGCGAAACAGCAACCTGCAGACCAGTGGTCGCAACCTTCACGGACTCCCAGTGACCAAAGAGAACGGCCTTAGCAGAAGCGCCAATGTCGGCAACTGCAGGGTTCTCATACACGGGCATTCCGAGAATGGTGGAAGGCTGTCCAACTACGGGGTCGTAGATGTAACGGCCATCGCCATCCTTGAGCTTGCGGATGAAACCGAGGGTCTTGGTGTTAGCCATGTACCCAGTTCCGGGAAGCATACGAGCCAAACCGTCAACCGAGTAAGCAAGGTCAATCAGGTTGTCGGTGGTGAATGCGGTAGCGGTTGCAGCGGTGACACCGGAGCCGGCAACTGCGGTAACAGCTGCGTGGATCACGACATTCGCCCGAGTACCGATAGCAATACCGGCCTGACGAACCAGGTTTTCGGTCAGGTCGAACGATTGGTCAGCGACCAGTTCATTTGACACCTGGCTGATGAAAGCCTGTTTTTGCGGGTCGAGAAGCAAGCTGGTGTAGGTCGGGTTAGACTCTGCGATTGCAGAACCTTCCGTCACTGCTGCAGCGGTGCTGTAACCAGAGAGAACAGGAATGCGGAAATCGTTCCCGGTTTCGCGAACGAAAACCTCAGAGGTTTCGAGGTATGGGCCGACAAGCTTTGCCAGGTCATACACGCGGTCAAGGAAGTCAACGCGAACAGTGTTAGCGGAGCTAACGAGTTCACGCTTCTCGGAAGGTGCGAACTCGTATCCACGAAGCTCACCGCGCGCAAGCGAACGGAAAATCTCGGCAGAGCCGGTAGCAACATCCTCAACGGGGCTGAAGCCGCGAGCAGCCTCAGCGAACTCGGCAGCACGAAGCTCAGACTTTTCGGCAGCCTCAACGGAACGCTGGGCGGCTTCAATGTCGGCCTCAATACGGTCAATCTTGGTCAGCTCGGCTGCATCAAGTCCACGACCCTCAGACTCGGCACCGTCAATGACGTCGCGAATCTGCATGGTGAGGTTAGCCTTGAGCTCCTGCTGACGCTTCAAAAATGAATCAGTCATTAGTATCTCTTTCTTAAGTGAATTGAATAAGTCGCAACCGCGTTGACGCAGAATCGCTCACCGTAGCGTTGACGCACACCGGATACCTACAATTCTAAACCAGTGCTTGCATTCAGTTTCAGAAACCACTATCTTGTTCGTGGGCGCAGGGGAAACCCTGCATGAGAAAAGAGCCCCGCCGGTGTTTCGACGTAGAGTGCAAACAACAAATCCATTACTAAGAAGGGTAATCGGTCTTGTTCCGGGAGTCGCACTTGCTCCCACACCATCGGCGGGGTTTTCTCATTCAGAAAAGAAAAGCCCCCACCAGGGGAAAGGGTGAACTACCTGGCAGGGGCTAACCCGAT